TGCCTTGTATAAAGATTGGTAGAGGTGCATCAGCAATAAACATATGATCTTTGCGTGCATCTTGTGCAAACACTCTAAATTCTTCAAATACGCTTGCATATGCATCTCTTAAAGCTTTTGCATTACCAGTAATTCCAGCAGATGATGATAAGCCATCATAACCAGTTATGTATTTGTAGTCATCGAAGATGTCATTATTAGCTGAAGCGCTTGCGTAAATTGTTCCAAGACCACCTTCAACTGTCAAAGTTAACGGGTAAACATCATAATTTTCAAGTTTCTGTAGAAGTTTATTAACTTTGCCTGGTACATTGCCAATGTTCTTCGTGTAAGGATTGTCTAGTGTGTATGAACCAAGCGGGAATAATGCACCGGCACTACCAATACCGCCGCCACTGCCTATAAATGAAGCAACATGCTCAGGTGTGATACCAGTAAAGGCACTATCTAACTGAGAAGCATAAAGGAGACCCTCACTAAGAACACGAATAGCAACCTTTGGATCACCTGCTTCAGTAGAATTGTTTGTGCTTGAATCCCTCTTGGAAATAAAAGGATTAACTAAAACTTGAATTGAAGCAGATCTATCCTCAGTATCACCTATAAAGAAGCTTTCAGGTGATCCGCCATTTTGAGGATATTGCTGACGGTAGTAATTGATTGATCCTGTATAGGGTTCAGCTAAAACTTTGCTTAGCGTTAATACACTTGGTGAGAATACTGTTTGACGCAATCTAAATACACCAAGATTCAAGCAATCTCTATATGCAGTTGTACCAATATTGAATGTTGTAAATTCCATATCTTGTGATACAGAACCGTCGATACCTGTAAATGCTGCACTCAATGCAAAATTAAGTCTTGATGGCAGGAGTTCTGTGTATCCTGCTAAATTCCCCCCGCTTCTGCTGCCAGTCAAGCTAACAGTATAAGCTTGGTTGATACCGCGGTAATCAACTTGCGGGTTAACTGTGGTGTTATCAATCAAGCCAATATAGTACCCTTCAAAGTTTGAATTGGTGGTGTATTTTTGCTTGTTTAAAATAATTAGCCCGGCTTTGCCAAAATCAGCTAGTGAAGTAATAATTCCGTTGTTCGTGTCGGAATTTGCAGACCATTCGAATGCGCTGCCATTTAAAACATTTTCATAAGCTGTATCGGTGAGCTCAACCAAATTTGGTTTGCCTAAAACATACATATCACCATTGCCGCTAATAATTTGTAAATTTGTTTGTATATCACCATTACCTGCAATTTTACCACGAACTGGGTATACTAATGCAGTATATTTTGAACCATAACCGTCGCCGAGATTAGGGCCATAAGCAATTCTACTTGCATAAACTGTAGCAGGGCTTGCTAATACTGCCTTTGCAGTGTGGTAAAAGTATCTCTCTGCACCATTTGTAGGTTGACCGAAGATTTCTTCAAATTCAGAAAGTGTTGAAACTACGATTGGCTCGTAGGTTGGACCTTGTGAAGCAAAACCTGCAACTAATACATTAGTTGTATCGTTGGTTGCTGCTCTTAATGAAAGGTCAAATTCGTTTACTTGTACACCGGGACTTTGGATTGTTCTTGCCATACTAAAATTATTTATATCTTTTCGTCACAAAATTCTTTGCTTTTTATAAATTAGTTGTAGTTGTTGGTTGTGTCTCAGAGGGGGCTATCAATTTTGTTATAAGCTGATCAAAAGCAAATTCAAAAGAAGTATCTATTTGTGCAGCGTCCCTATAGCTATAGTTTATTTCACCTAGAGATGTGGGAAATGCCTTGGTAAAATCAAATTGTATTATTTTATTGTCATATTCATCTAATCCATAAAGTGTAAAGGTGGATTTGTATACTTCTGATGTGGTACTGTTGACCAAATCTCTATTATCAAGATCATTGTATTTTTGATTGTTAATTAAATCTAGCCAGCTGTATATTGCCCAATAGTTATTGAAATAGTTGTCTATAGTAAAGTTAACAGTGACATTTGTATATGGAGGGCGTGATTCTGAAGATACATGCAGAGTTTGACCAGCATATCTTGTGGCTATTTCATTTATCGATATGCTCGGTACAACCACTCCATAAACAGAAAAAGAAATTGAATCAAACTGAATAGAGGTGGTTGATCGGGTAATTTTTTTATTGATGTCTCTCAATGCTTCAGGCAAAGACATTACAAAAAGAAATTTATCTTTGCGTTGTTTATTAAAAGGAGATTGTGTATAATCAGTTGCCATTTAGCAATCTCCAACCCTGCGATTTAAGATCATCAATTTCGAACATATCATCGCTATTATTTGACATAATAATAGGCATGCTGCTATTGTTTCCATCATATCTCTTTTCATTATTTAAGTAAGATGATGGTTTCATGAAGCTCCTTATGCCATAGTCAAACAGTTTTAAAAGGAGAGGTTTACGGTTTGCATCAAACTCTAAAATATCAAAATACTTTTCACAAACTTCATTTTCAAGAATCATTAAAGCCCATACAAGAGACATTACTCTATCATCATTATGATTTCCTTGACGAGCTGCCCATGTACCGTTTGGGTATCGCACAAAGTTTTTTAATTCTAAAACTGTATCACGATCAAAAAGCTTAACAACTTTCAATTCATTAAGCCAATAACGCATATTTGTTACACCCTTATACTTTGTATTTGTATGAGCAACGACACCTGCTCGCTTTGCATATTCCTGCCCATTAATTTTTGGTGAGTACGAAACTATGTTTTCATAATTGTGTGTTAGCTTTAATTGATCAACTACTTGTGCACCACAATTATTTCTTTCAATTAAAACTGGTGGTGAGCCCCATTGTTTTAAAATTTCCAAAAGTTTAGAGATAAAATTAAACGGAGTAATGTTATTATCTCCGTAAACTGCAACTTGTTTAATTTCCTTTAAATTGGTAATATCAAGTACCTGCACAACACTATAATTGCTATTTACACCTTCCGCAACGTCCACCCCTACTACATAAATATTTTTTTCGTCTGGTTCTTCCCAAACTCTATACTTGCCATTTTCAAAAACAAATTCTGGATCTTTGCACAAGCCTTTTAATTCTTCAAAAAGTTTTTCTGATAATGAACTTTCGCCAGATTGTAAGAATACATTACCAAATTCTTGATCAAAATATTCTCTGCTACCCAAAGAACGAATTGTTTTATCTTTCCACTCTTCGTCACGACCTGGTACTTCCCACCAATCAACTCTTTCTGCTTTCCACCCATTTGTGTTTTCAATAGCACCAGAATATAATTCATGAAAAAGATTTCCAGTGCCGTTGGGAGTGCTTGCAACAAATATTTTTGATTTTTTAGATGATGAAATAATTGGGTAGACTGATTTCCAGAAATCTTGAACCATGCCATCATCAATAAATGCTAACTCATCCAAAATAAGAACGTTGCAGCTATCGCCTCTGCCTGCATCAGATGAGGTTGTGGATATGCCTATGCTACTACCATTGCCTAGCACCATGGAAGTTTTACCATATTCAATGGCGCCAGGTTTTAAATAATTTGGAAGTTGTTCGTATGCTAATCGCACACGTTTAAATATATTGATGGCGGTTTGTTCTTTATTAGCTACTATGAGAATACGCTGATCTTCGAAGAAGCACGATACCCACAGTGCATATATTGTCATTAATGTAGTTTTGCCACTTTGTCTGGATGATAAAAAACAAACAAATCGATTGTCACGCAGAGATCTTAAAATTCTTTTTTGATAATTATGTAATTTGATTTTTTCTTTACCTCTATCCAAATTAACAATATAAAAATAATTTTCTGCAAAATGCAAGATGTTCTTGCTACATTTCTTAAGCTCAGACAACATCTCAGATGTCCATTCGAACCTTGTCTCTGGCGTGGGTAAATTCTTGTTACCTAAATAAAATTTGTTTTCTTTGTCACGCATTGCATAAATACTTATATGAATAAAGTTCGCGATCTATTAGATTTATCAGCTCTCTATGAGTCTGCAAAAATGTCTGACCTCAAGGCAAAATTTGGTACCAAGCCAGGCAAGCCACTTCCAGCAATTCCTACAGTAAACATTAAAGAACCACTCAAAGACGATGGCCAGCCAGAGCAACCTTTCTTTCATAAAGACTCCGGCCCCGAGAATGCTGATGGTTTTAAGAAGAATATTGTTGATCCTAAGATTAACAAAGGTAAGGATAATCACTTTGAGCCAGAAAAATTTTCAAATAATGTGCAAAAAAAAGTAAAAGAGAATATAAATAATTTTATGAACAATAAATCTATTTTTGACAAACTTTATGAAGATGTAATGGGCGGTGAAGGTCAACCGCAAGATCTTGAGACTCTCGACGCACAAGAGCTCGATATCGATACAGGTGATGAGAGTGAAAAATCCGAAGCCGAGATGAACTCAAAAGAACTTATAGCAAAGGCATTAGAGCTTCTTCAACTCGCCCATGAAAAATGCCCTGCCGAAGAGGGTGGTGATGAAAAAGATGCTGCAGAAGATAATATGGAAATGGGTCAAGAGCAGCAAGAAGATAAGAAAGAAGACGAAAAAGAAGTTGCTGGTGAAGCAGTTGATGCCGAAGATATCGGCCACGCATTAGTTGATTCAGATAAACTTAACAAAGGCTTGAACAAGGTTTCATCAGGATCACAAGTAGTACCAAGTGACGTATCAACAGCTGGCAAGAAAGCTGGCAAAGGTGGTGACGGTAAATACACTGACAAAGTTGGTAACGATGGCGATAAAGACCATGCACTAGTAGGCGGCGGTGTTAGTGGTGGTGCTGCTACCCCAGTAAAAGGCAAGTCAAACGTTGTTAATTCAAAGATCGTTGCTGGTAAATCAGCATTCAATCTCTAAAAAATAGATTAAAAAAATAAATTTTTAAGCCCCTCGTAAGAGGGGCTTTTTTTTGATTAAATAACTATATGACGTTCAAGGATTATTTCAAAAAATCAAATAAAAGAAGCGTAGATAAAATTGTGGGCATGAAGATAGGCACAAAGAAACGTCATCAACATGCAATTGGACGTGCAGGTATTAATAGAAAACATAGAGAGTTTGTGCCTGACATGCATCAGCCTGACATGGGATCTTTTTCCAAGTTAGATGACTTGCGTAAAGGTAAGACTGGAACAAAAATACTGTCACCTTCTGAATTACAAAAAATTAAACAAAGATATAACATTAGTATTATTTTGCCTGGAGAAGTTAAGAAACTTGGAAACACAGGAATTAGTGTATATTTCGATAAACAGACAAATCGATATATAATGAAAAGGTAATATGAGTATTGATAGATATACAGGTAATCCTGATGTAAGGTATTATCCTCTTCCCTCAAACACAACTGAGAATACATGTTTTCGGTTCATGGACAAAGAGAATAATCAATGTGAACGTAATATGGTATCTAATGTCTTTAGAGAACAAATTAACCTTTATGGAACTAAAGTAACTTATTTTATTAATACGTATAATCCAAATCTATCAAGTGATAATTTTTATGGTGAACAGCCTTTATCTGAATATGGTATACCTATTAGCTTTATTGCCTATATTGATTTGAATGAAAATTCACTGCTTCTTAGCAAGTATGGCTTTCAGTCAGAAGATGATATAACAATGTATATTCATATAAGTTCCTTTTATGAAGCTTACCACACACCTTCATTGTCTGCTTTATTTTACGGCTACAGTATTGAGCCAAAATCTGGTGATGTATTCAAACTAACTGAATACGGTTCAGACAGACCAGGCGAACGGGATGGGAAGATGTTTGAAATTTCTGAACGTTTAGATCAAGACATCAACAAAATTAACCCGCTATTAGGTCACTATGTTTGGCTATTGAAAGCCAAGAGATATGAAACAAGCTTTGAGCCAGGTCTTACAGCTGAAAAAGGTAACACACAAGTATTTGATGATGCTAAAGATAACAGTGCCACCGGTGCTGATAAAAACTATCCATTTGATGTTAATGTGTTATCCAAGACAACTGTTTTTGATGGTACAAATAATACTAGTGTATACGGTGATTACGAATAAGCTTCTTCACCCTCTACTTTCAATTTCTTCTTCTACAATTTCTGCATCAAGCTTATCACTACGCTCCAGACCACCCTTGAAGATACCCAAATCCATTTCGATTTCATGAATCATTGAAGGCAATCTTTCATCCATGTATTTCTGAAAACTAATAGGCTTGATCCATGAAACATTCTTATCAATATTAATGCCCATATCATCAGCTTTTTTACCTACAATATAAATAGCTTCCATGAGTGCAAGCCACCGTGCAGTGCACTCAATTGATAGTTCTTCAGTTTTTACTTTTGTCTGTACTTGTATTGTTCTTTTTGTATTCATTACATATTTTTATAATGGAACCTAATAACATAGTCAATAGTTTTTCTAAGTTATTATTATCCTTATAGATAGCTTTGAGAATAGATTGTGCTTTGAATAGTTCATTATCTGTCGCGGCATCTTTAATTGTTATTTCTTTTAAGAGAAGAAAGAGAATATCGATAAACTCACCTACAGTAGTAGACGGGTAACTCAAGATGATTCCGTTGTTAATATCTTTTTTATTAAAAAAGTTTTCTACAAAGGGTCTTAATTTATCGAAGTCCATTATTACAGGCAATGGTGCATTAATTGATGTGGATGGTACTTCTTTAAATTCCATTATACAATAGGATCTGTTGTATGTGCAGTTTCATATGTAATTAAAACAGTATTTGTTTTATCACATTCACTGCACTTATAAGTATTTTTTGCATTTAAATTTATTGGTACGAATTCTTTTACTTTCTTAAAGCAAGGGCATTCTACTTGTATGCTTTGTTTCGAAAGCTCTGATAATCTAAAAGCGTTAATTTCTTTTAATTTAATTTCACCAATATACTCCATAATGGTACCTATAATATAAAAGATAACAAACTGTATTATAGTAGCCAATATGAAGACAATAACATAATGAGGCTGCACAGGAAGAAGTAGCAGCGTAATTGCAGTACTAATTACAAACGTTGTTGTAACGCTTTTTATTATATTACTCACAAACTTATTATAACGGAAATATCTTAACTGTCAACTATTTTTCTTGTTATTACTGCCAATTTTTTAGTTGCGGCATACATCTTCCGAACAATAAGTAATGCTAATTTTAAAAGCGCCTTGTTCTTTATTGTAGGGTTGTTCAACGCAAGATTATACTTTGCAAACAAGTTTTCACATACCAAATATAATTGACCAAGTTGATCTATAATATTTGTTAATTCAGAAGGAGTAACACGTGCAACATTTTGCTTGTTGGGGTATTGCTCTTGTCTACCATATAAATCCGCTAAACTAACAGGATTTGACTTGAGATCTCTTGAGGCTATACCTGCTACATATCTATCCCCAGAATACATTTGTGAATCTTCACACATTTTTTTGAACGAGATCATATAAATATTTAATGTAATTATGAATATGAAAAGTTTTTCTGATAGATTTATTTCCTTATTTGAAGCAGACGAAGTACAACCAACAACAGATCAAGAAGCTGCAAATCAACAGCTTCAGACAACAGATGTAAAGGAATTAGGTGCAACGCCTGGTAGTGATACAGTATCGCAAGCTAAAAAGCAATCACAAACACAGCAATTAGTAGAATTGGAATCATGGATTGGTAGGATTGATGAGTTTATTAATTATCTCAACGGTGTCAATGCTGACTCTATTCAAACAAAATTGCATAGCGCTAATTGCGATTCTTTATTTGAAAAAATTGCGCGTAGTGAAACAAAGAAAATTGCGCGTGTTGCTGTTGATTTAAGCTCACTCGCGGAGTCATTCAAAGGTTACTTGATTGCTGGTTCTAACGATAACGCTTAATTTTGCTTAATTGTACCAAACCCTTAACACCTTCAAAAGTGTGGTTCAAGATGATCTCTGGTTTAATGAAATCTCGTTTCGTGTTAATACAAATATCATTAAAATCTTTAAATTTTTTACCCAGCATTTCGGGCCATAAAAACACTTTTTCATTTTGTTGTAATAGAATTTTTGTTTTTCTTAAACTGGCTTCATCTTGCCATTGTGAATCTAATATAAAAATTTGTTTATGAAACTTGTATTGATCAAGTTGTTTCTTTTGTAGTTCGTTAAACGTTTGCTTGCTTCGCTCTTGAATACCAGTAACACCAACACCATTCTTAAGAAAGCAAGAATCAATAGGACCTTCAAAGATAAAAATATAATCTAAATCATCCTTTACATTATCAATATTAAAAAGAGACTTTTCACCGGAAATTTTCGAAAGATATTTCGGTTTAGTTTTATTGTCTGATTGCAGTAGTGTACGGGTTTGATAAAAAATAATTTCTTTATTGTAAAAAAACGGAATAACTAATCGATTCTTATGTACTTTATCAGTTAGAGAAACGTAAAATGCTGGTGGTGGGTTAATACATTTATCAAGTCTTCTTTCTTTGAGATAATCAAATGCAAGCTTAACAACCTTTTCATTTTTAAAAAAGTTTATTTGTGAAGGGTCATTTAAATTAATACAATTATCAGGTAAAGTGCTACTAGTAACTTCCTTCTTTGGTTGTTCACTCTCTTTAGTTAAATCCTGAACAATAATGTGGTCGAACCCTTTAACTTCTTTTATAATCTCAATATCATCTAAACCGCTTACTTTCTTGATCCATGTTAAAGGTGCACTATACCAACCACAATTATGACAGCAAATTATCTTCTTTTTTGGTAAATAAAATAATCTGCGCTTGCTACCCCAACTCTTGCCCTCTCTGCATATAGGACAACCACCTTCATATACATTAGCCAATCGCTTATACTTGGCATAGCCTGCGTATTGTAAAAACTTAGTTACAACAAACTCTTCGGGCAATAATATCACACACTTATTATGTATGAAGTTTATAAAAAAACAATATTATTATTTTGAGGGTAGATCTCTGATTTCGACAGTACCCTTACGAATGAAGGCACCGCTAGCAGGATCATACCAATGCGCCTCTACGTGAAGCTTATCACCGACAATACGCTCTACAATCTTAGGTGTACAAGATTGACCGCTGATAGGCGACATAATCTTTGCAGGCCTAACAAAATTGCCAGGATTATTATTATTATTCATACTATTATTTACACCGCATGGATATTTTTTAAATACTGGGCTTTTATTACGTCAAAAACATGGCTTGGTAGCTCTTCAATATATTCAAGCTCATCTGTAGCGAGCAGATAGCTAAAATCACTATTTGCTATATTATACGGCAGCATATCGGGTAACAAGAGAAAAGCCTTGTCATCCTTATTGATGCAAATCAATGCAATCATCTTACCTGTATACAGACCCTTTTTATATGCAAGTATAGAACCGGGATTGTAGCGTTTAAATAGTTTTTTAACATGTTTAACAATATTCATACAATGAGTTGCTTGATATCTTTTATGCACTTATCAATAGCATCATGAGCATTTGGAAAAGTAAAACCTAGTTTAGTTATTTTTTCATTAGAAAGAAGACAGTTTGAGCGATTAGCTTTGATATCAAGTTCGCTTAAATCCACATAACACCATTCAGGGTTTTCAATTCCGTTGCTTTTAAAAATAGAGACAACATCCGCAGCAAGTATGGGTTCTGTGCTGACTACATTATATATACCGCCTTTAAAATTATCACCTTGACATAGTGTAAAAATGAATCTATTTAAATCTTCAAGGTATGTTACGCTGTTCTTGAGATTAATAAGATTGTTGTATTTGTATAATTTATAAAGATAATTTTTGCGATCTGTTGTATTCACAAAAGGCATTCGTACACGTAAAACAGCAGTGTTGTCTTTAAAAGGTGCACATGCAACTTCGAAGAAATGTTTTGTTTTGGAGTAAAAGCTTGATTCGCTATTAAAAATGCCAAAATTAGGCACATCTTCCTCTGTAAAATATTTTTCATAACCACTATATATGCAGCCTGATGATATGTGTATGACTTTAATATTAAGTTTTGCACAGACATTACATACATTAAGTGGCGCATTTACATTATAAAATAAACAATCTTCTTTATTTGTTTCGCACCCATCAACGTTGGGGTACCCGGTATAGCCTGAGCAGTTAATAACAAAATGTGGCTTACAACTAACAAGAAAATCAGTTAAAACTTTTTCATCAGAATAATCTATTTCAGATTTAGTTACAAGCTTTATATTAAAAAACTTATTTTGTAAAAAATTATATAGATGTTTACCAACAAATCCAGCACCGAGAATAACAATCATTGTTTTTAAATTTAGAAAGGAAAATCTTTATCGGGTCTATCACTTTGATTCAATAGAAATTTATTTAGTAAAGCAGAGAGAGAATCAGCTTCTTGCTGAGTGTGGGCTGAGATAACATGTACTGGCTCGCCTACAGGCGAATATCCTAAAAGAATATAGCTGTTTAAAAACTCTTCTATGGTTGCTCTCAATGCATCAATATCGCGAGTCTTGCTCTTAACCTCTGATGCTTGCGACATCAAATAATTATTAAGGGCAGACTTGAGAATTTTATCCAATTCTTGTGATTGCTTGAGATTATCTTCTTTCTTTTTTTTCATATTCTCATCATCATTGTCCGGATTAGAATCATCTTTCCTCTTTTTCATTAATAATATTTATTGGTTTCTTTAGGTATAAACTGTTGGGGTAGTTATTGCAAACACCATTTGTAATGAGATGTTGTATGATAACCTCCAGGGAATCTGTTTTGATGCTATAATTCTTAGGAAATTTAACACCACCATCATTAAATTCAAACATAATTTCATCCATAAAATCTTTATTCTCATAGCAAGTAATAAAGACAGAT